TGTTTCTAACGAGATTTGGAGATTTGAACTATCTTTGTAAATTAGTAGGGTTTCACTGGTTACTAACTGACATGAGGTAATAAAACTATCTGAGTACAGCTTACCTGACGTATTAAAAGGGGTAGTCCTAATAATAGAACCTTTCCGTTTCTTAATAGAACCAGGGGAAGTGACATCAACATTTGCTAATAGGGGAGATTCATTAGATAGGACTGTTAGTTCTGATGACTCGGTGTTCAATCCCCCATTAAGTGTCAGAATGATATTATCTGTGTCATTTGAATACGCTGGATATGTATTTTGAGTCGATTCTGCTACCATCTCCTACCCCCTCTTCTTCCTCTGTATAAGTTGTACCCCCCTGTTGGAGTACCAGACTGGTGTACTATCATTGATTTAAACAGGATTGTGTAGTTATTATTTAGTAGAGTCGCAGCGTTTACGTCCTCTAAGTATCGTTGGGCTAGCAGTTCACCCGCTTTTAGTAAGATTAATTCTAAGAGTGAGTCAGAACATTGGAAGAAATTTGAGTCTCCTGATGGAAGCGGGATTTTATTGATTGTCTCGAATTCAATTTTAGCGCGCTCAACCGCGTTACTTGGGTAGGGATTCACACTTACCGTAGTCGGCGTAATAATAGTCCACATTAACGGTGTGCAACTTCCCGTGTACGATTGGGATGTCCATTGCCTAAACTCTTCTACAGCTACAAAGGGGATTATGCGACTAACATTGTTCTCAGTAAAGTACACATTGGTAATTCTGGATACATAATCGGATAAATTCGCATTCTGTCCTGACCATGACGATGCGTTGCCGATAGACCGTAGTTCTGACCATGCTGCCTGACTGCAAACTATTTCAATTGCTGCTCTAATACAATCGGTAACGGTTGAACCTACTGCACCACCCGTAGTGGACTGCGAGCGTTCGCCAACGCTGTTCAATACAGTGTTAAATGCTTCGAGTTTGTTTCTAGTCGTGACCATAAGTGGCTACCTGTAAGGGTTGTAGCCTGTACTCCATACAGGTCAAATAATGGAAGTACAGGCTACTTTTGAATGTAGGATGGAACGTAAGCGGTGTGAAAAATGGACGGGTTCTAGGCTATTTTGAGCGTAGGTATTTCTACTTATTTTTGTGTTTGTTTGCTTCAATCGCTCTTAATTGGGAAAGTGCCGATTTTTTAGATTTGTGCTTGCCCAATATCCTAGAACCGCTTTTGTTTGTCACCACATACCCGCTTCCTGACTTCTTAATCATGTGTTATTACTCAGTTGTGTGGATTATAACGGCATGGTCAGGACGGTACACCTTCACGTCAAAAACCTGAGTCTGCACAACGTGGTGTTCCTGGTAGTCAACACTCCATTGGTAATCAACGGAAGGTTCTTTAACCATTGCCAACATACACCATTCGGGGTGACACAAGATAGCGCTGTCATACCCTGCTACCAGTGTAGAAGCGGTAACTGTAGTACCGTCTTTCAGTTCGGGTGATTGCGTCGGGTAATACTCAGATAGGGTCATCCCAGGTGTGGGGCTGCCTACATCTTCATCCCCATTTTTGAATCCTGTCGCTGAATTGGTAACGATGCTGTTAGTAACGTAAACGGGGATACCTAGCGCTTGAACTACTCCAACGAGTCCATTGTTTCCAGTTGAAGAGACAGAGCGTAGGCTCGAATAGTCAGCAGAAATGAACTCATCTTGCGTCAAAAGGCTAGCGTGTTGCGCAGGGCTGATGACCAATCGGATAGCGCCTAGTGGCACATTCCCCTCTTGTAGAATTTGGACACCTGCTAAAATATCGGTGTAATCCAACGGCGCTCCACTGGTAATGACGTTAGACAGCGTGTTGTACCCTTGAATCGTTGCTCGTTCTGCTAGCAGTGAATACTCAACATCTCGACTTAATGCCCAACCTGCTCGTTCAGTGTAGATAGCCCGCAGGTCATTTTGAGCGAACAGTTCCGTAATTCTGTCTAGAGAGAACGAAACTTCCTTATAACGGTTTACCACCATTGACCAGCGTGATTCATCCCAACTTTGGTATTCTACTGGAGTGCCGCTTGCTTTGTTGCGAACTGCGAAATTAGAGATGAATGGTCTATAAATGGTGTCCCCTTTCTGACCTCTAAAATCAATTTTCCCGACTAAGTTACGCATTACGAGATTTTCATCACGTTGCCTGATGACTTCTCGTTGCCACACTTCGGGAATAAAAACTGCGGAGCGGACATTTTCAAAGCTTGACCCTCTTGGGGCGGGTTCGTAAAAAGGCATTTAAAGCTCTCCTAAAAATTATAGGTCATGGATAAAAGTACCTGCTTGTTTAGCTCGTAGTACCTCTCCCATTCTTGATTGAACTTCAGCGTCAGACCAGTTCATAAAGTCACTCATACGAATGGTAGGGGATTGGTTTCCTCGATGGGTGATACTTTGGGTTTTACCAGTTAACACTGCTGGCGTGTGTGGTTGGGGCTGTCCTGACTCTTGTCGAATTTGTGCAGCTAATAAGCGCGCGCCGTCAATATTATCTAGCGCTTGTGCTAACTTCGGATTTTTCGTTTTTAACTCACCGAATCGCTGTACAACTTGAGGCATCAATTCTTGGTAGGATTCTCCCCATTCTTGCTTCAAGTTATCTTGTTGCTGCTGGTTAACTACTTGCTGTCTCCAAGTTTCTAGGTTTTTAAGCAGTTTCGCAGTGTTCTGCACTACGCCGTATGCTTCAACTACATCGACTCCAGCTATCCTTTTAAACTCGTTTCTCAGCCTTAGACCTTCAGCCGAATTAAACTTTTGAATAAAGTCATCTGATGCCCCCTGGTCAGCTTGCTGAGGGACTTCATTTGGTGTCTCTAGTCCGTTCGTTTCTTCTGGAGAAAACGCATTTGGGTCAATCCCTAACTTAGCACTCAATTCAGCGATTTCTGCATTTGATTCTTGTGCAGCAAACTCCTGGTCAACCGGATTTGGTGGGTTGTACATCCCCGAAGTAGCCGATACCTCTAGTGGAGTAGTGTCAACTGGCTTGGGCTGATTCTGTTGGTTATCCATTGATTACATCCTGGTTCTGTACTGCCTGCTTAGTAGCCTGTAGTGCGGCTTGCGGATTATCTAACATTACTTGGGATATCTGTGAATTCGTAGGCTGTTCTGGCGCTTGAGCTACTGGTAAACTAGCACTCTCAACCGCTAATGGTGCTTGGACTTCGGGAGTTTCAGGAATTGAGACAAACTTTTCCCACTCTGATTTAGTGAAGCGCCGTGCCAAGTCCTTCATAATCTCTTTCAGATTGAGGAATTGGGCGAGTTGCTGATACTGCATGACAAAACCTAAGAAATCTAACCGTTGCTTCAGTTCAAACTCTTTATCTAATAAGTGTTCAGAGCCAACAGGGACGATATCAACTTCCATTTGAACGTCCTCTGGAGTTACTTCAAAGTAATCGAAACGGTCACTCATACTTCGCTGTTCTGGTTTTTGTAGGCGTACTACCTCTGGCTCATTCATAAACTGTTGAATGTAGGCGTAGCATTTGCTTAGGAATGCTGTAAACGCGGTCTTTTCTACATGGGAGTGATACCTCCCTAACCTGTTACCACCCGCGTCCCTTTGAGCCAATACCTCTTCAGCAGTAACTCGCTCTGCCTGCCTTCCACTATTGACCCCAACGTATGCCCCTACCCCCGTAGTTTTATCAATTCTCTGTTCTAAAAGGTTTTCATCGTTTACCGTAATCATCAATTTCTCACCGCCAAGTTCTAACGGTCTTATCGCGTTATCTAAATCGCTTACGGGTATGATTTTACCTGGTTCACTCCAAATTTGGGAAATGTCTAAATCACCGTCATTGTTCACTAGTAGCATGGGATTGACGATAAATTCAGCGATGTCCAATCTGTGATTACCAGAGATGAAGAGTTGATGTAGCTGTCCCAGGACTGGTTGCAGCAGTCCGATACCGTAGGGTGAATCCTGAACGTTTATCAGAGTGCCAACCACAAACGGCTTACCAGACCAGAACGGGTTTTGTTCACACATGAGGCAAACATCTCCCATGACTACGATGTGGACATCAATTAACTCAATGTCGTCCAGTTCAAGATTTCCCCAAAAGTCTAACAATTCTACTTTGTCGGTAGTCTTTGGTGTAGGCGCACCCTTCATCCAAGCTAAATCCGCTTCCTCTCCCTCCCGTGTATCGTTACTGTTTTCTTGCCGCATAACCACATCAGAATCCCCTACAAACACGCCATCCTCGATGAGCCGTAGAATATTACCTTTTGTAGTCCTGACTCGCCTAATGACCGTACAATCGGTGTTAGGAGGACTGGTAGGGTCAATGAAGAAATCAAATAAGTCAACCACTTGAAGGTCTAGCCCGTCAAATACTTTCTTATTTACGGGCATTGGCTTACCCTGTATATTTTTGAAGGTTTGCTTATACTGTCTCTTCCACGGTAGCGCCATCACTGACGTCCCCAAAATTAGTAGTTGTCGTATGAAAATGTCCCATAAATCCTCAAAGTTAGATTGTCTGAGTTTGTGGAGTATGAACTTTTTGATGACATCAATCCTTTCTTCCCAATCTGGAGTTGGTACTAATGTTACGGGGTATAAGTCAAACCACTCTTTATTAGGGAAAAACGCTGCTTGCATATAGGAGTTGACTGTCTCTACTAATTCCAACGCCTTCCCTGTAGGTAGCTTGTGTCGGTAGTCAGTTTGAACGTCCCCTACGGTTTCACGCGCTTGAATTCTTATGACTTCTGCACCTCTAACGTTCGATAGAAATTGCGCCCAACACTCAACCCATTCTTTCTCTAAGTCAGTCCTGTCTTTCTTCCAGTCATCAAATAGAGCCTTAACCGCTTTAGATAGGACACCTTCAGTGACCTCCCCTACGGGTTCCTTAGTTAGCCGTGTAACTTGAAAATTTTTAAGGTTTAGTTTCTTCATTAGTAAGCACCACCGTAACGAGTATTCCAATTGGTCTTTTTAACTTTTAGTTCTTCTTTCAGAGGTCTAGTTGGAACAGCTATCTCATTAATCATCTGTACCACATCTGGAGCGTCGTCATTGACTGTAGGAGATGGGAAGAAATCGAATTGAGCTATTACCTCTTTACTGTTTATATTCGAGAGTTTACCATAGAACATCTGATTGGACATTAGTGGTTCTAACCCTGCTTCAATCCTCTCTTTTTTACTTGTTTGGTTTGTAGGGCGATAATCGTGTATGCTTATCGGAAAATGTTTTGTGAAGGACTGGCGGATGGTATTTTTTAGTTCAGCCGCAAAAGCTACCGTCTCTAAGTGGATACTCCTTAAATTCCACTTTTCGAGGAGTGTGAACACTTCCTGAATCCACTTGTGGGATGACAGTTTAAACACTTTAAGTTCTAAGATGTACAAATTTTTATCTTTATCTCGCCCCCCGATAGCTACCGCCGTGTAGTCACTATCCTTATTACAGGTTGCAGCGGGGTCAACTGCACAGAATAGGTTAACTTCAATTTCCCCATCTTTACCGTCAACCTTCACCCAAACCCTTCTGAGAGTTTCTTTTCTGTTTGACTTTCTAAATTCTAGGATTGGTAAAATTTTATCAAACGGAATTAATTGGTCTTCAGAGATGACTATCTCATTTAAATATTGAGCATACCAATGTTTTCGTGTTACTTCTTTCTTCTTTTGCTTCTCTACTTCCTCGTTCCATCTCTCATGCCACAAGTAGCCGTTAGCGCTATTACCGTCTTTATAGATGTTACTAAAATAAATTCTATACGGTGTCTCATCATCTTCCATTAATTGGGCATACCAATCATGTCTAAAATATCTAGTACCGACTACTGTGCAGTCCCCTCCCACAGTAGCTAACTTTTTGTAGATTTTTCGTATTTCTCTACTATTACTAAACCGACACAAGTTATCGTATAATTCCTCGTCAAAATAGGATTGGTCTAGGACGCTAAACATATCGTTTCGCCACACATCCAATCTTTCTATCTTGTCAGGCTTATCATAGTTTTTAAAGTTGATAATGTCATCAAAGTACAGCTTATCGTAGTGGAAACCTGTAGCAGGTGACTCAACGGAACCGACTACTACTGTTGGCTCTTTGAGCATATACGTTCTAATCACTTGGATACCGTCTTGTCTCCACAATATTTTTCGGTCATCTAATAAGTCCTCATCATAATCCGAAAATTCACCGTCATCTTCTCTTTTTACAACTCGCCTAGAGTTAGTTCCCCTGTCCATTAGTGGGACTAACCTACCTGGGAAGTGTGGGCGCTTGTTCCAAACATTCTCAGTGAGCCAAGGATTTACTAGGTTAGATACGACTTCTCGTAAGATGGACTTTGCTAAGTTTTGGTTAGCAGAACCCACATAAATACGAATGTTGGGATTGACATAGATATCATGTAGGATGCTTAGAACAGTTAGGATTGTAGTTTTCAAATGCCCACGAGGTACAATGATTAAGTCCCTCTTGTCACTTCTGTAATCTGAGTCATACCATCCCCTAATGGTCTTATGGAATTCACCGAAATTAGATGTACCACCATGAAAACCAATGATGTTAGCGAAGTACCAAGGGTCATGCAGGCATCTCTTTAATTGAGTCGAAGATG